TCTGCGACAAATCCAGTCTCGCGCGATCCCCCGTATGGGGTGCCGTCGTTGCAGCGGCAGGGGAGGGGAGTGCCTCGAAGGAAACGCGTGCGCGCGTCAGGGCCGTGGCGGGGCTGTATTCGCGGGCAGAGGCATTGCGCGGGGCATGGGTCGGCTGTACAGGGTTGTGGATAGGGCGAAGTCTGAAGCTTGAGCGAGTGTGCAGGGGTGCGGGCATCTGTATTATCCTTTGATATCAATGGCTTATCGTTTCAGTAGACTATCTAGGACTAGAACCCATTGAGTAGCGCAAGGGATCAAGGCAGGCAGGTAAGGGCAGGGACAGGCAGGATGCTAGGCAGGGATTGATAGCAGGTAGGAAAGGCAGGGTGATCTAGCAGGCATAGACACAAGGCATAGACTATGGACAATACTATATAGAGCAATGCACATAACGCGGAACATGGTAGATAGAGCAAGGGACATCTGTAGCAGGGGGATTGTTAAGGGGGAAGAAAGACATAGGGTTTGTACTAGCGAATATCTGTTGACAGCCTTAGCGTTATCATGAGACTATCTGTTCACGGTAGCAGCAGCAAGCTACTAGCAGCAACGAAGCAAGGTAGTTAGCAGATAGTAGTTGACACGCTAACTACTAAGCTTTAAGATGGAGTCTCAGTAGCAAGCGGCAGTGAAATGAACTGCCTAGCAGTCAGAAAGGGTTAGTCGGAAGACACCTGAGTAAATGCGAAAGCCGCTTGACACTGACAGCAACACCGCAGTATGATGTAGCCTAGCAGTAACGCAGCACGCAGTAAGTAACGCCGCAAGTCACAGGTTGACGGGATAGCAAAGCGGTGTTAAGATTCAGTCATCGCAGTAACAGCGCTCTGCCTTGTAGGTAACGCGGCGATGAAGCAGGACAACTAGCACGTCCGCTAGGTGGAACCAGAAGCTTTGCAGTGCATCGCAGGGTAGACGGGAAAGCGAAGGTATAGCACCGCACGGAGCATGGTGAAGAACCGCATAACGTGCATGGGTACTGAGTCTGCACCCTTGAACCAAGCAGGCAAGACCGGTAGCGCCGGAGTCCCTGTATCGGGAGAACAAAGCGGATCAGGAATGCAACGCAGGAGCGTGGCGTGTACCTGACCAACTGGAGAATACAGACTCCCTTAGATCGCATTGCAACGCAGTGTGATGTAACGGAATCTGTTACGGAGCTAGACGAATGGCAAGCAAAGCCGCACGTAAAGCCCGCCAGTACGAGACGAAGCGGCAGAAGCTGGCATTCAGCAAACAGCCCGAAGCTCGTAAGGCGCGGCAGGCAATGGCATCAAGCTGGATCAAGCGGGAGCAGCAGCCCGGAAACTTTCACAGGCCGGACGGTCGGCACGTGATGCCAGCGTGGAACGATGCTCGATGAGTACCGTCGTATATCAGTTCGATCACAAGGCAGAGCATTACGGCCTGCCGCAACCTGCTAAGACTGCGATCAACACGCATGTCAAAGGCAAGGCGACGCAGGATCGCTGGAAGGCGAGACGCGAAGCCAACACTGCACGACCCTCAAACCAACGCGGTTGATCCGCACAACTGGAGTAACGATCATGGCAACGAACAAGCAAGCAACGAAGGCAGTCGAGGCATTCAAGGCACCGGTTCTGATGACCAAGGCCGCAGAGATGGAGAAGGCTATCGCATCCATCGCAAACCGTGGCAAGAAGCTGGACGCCGACATCCACCAAGCCGCGTGCTCGACGCTCGCACATGCGATCAATCACGGCGATGTGACGCTGGCGCAGAAGCTCGTGGCCGCAATGCCGAAGTCGGCTCGCACCAAGGCGCTGGCTGCGTGGTTCGTGGATTTCGGGCCGGCTGATTGGCGACCGCGCATACAAGTGGGGTGAGTTCGATGCAAGCCAGTTCCTTCAGCCGTAAGTCGTGGATGGGTTTGCAGGCCCACATCGACGCAGGCGGCACCATAGAGACGATACTGGAGATGGACACGGCTGAGATTGAACGCCGCATGGTGAACTGGCCTAGCGTCACGTTCACCCGTCAGTATTTCCAGCAAGCACTAGCAGCAGAGTGGCTGATGCAGCAAGCCACGTCGTTCGCTGCTATGTACGGCAAGGTTCACGGCGATACCGTCATCGTCGACGAACTGCACGAGACGGAAACGCAACACTCGACGGCCCCTCAATGCTCACGGTTGGTGAGCGCACTTATTCGGAGAATCACGTGAGCGAAAATCTTCGCAAGTTCCTGTCGGCATGGCTGGCATGGGTGGACGGCGGCGCAGGCGAGCACGAAGTGTTCAGTCGTGGCAAGGCGCTGTGCTCGTCGTCGGAGGACTGGTATAAACACGCGGTGATGCTCGTCGATCACCGCTACCATCCGCAGTGCGAACTGCAATACGACCCGAAGTACGGCCACTACTACCCGTACGAGGAACTCAAGCACGAACTCGCCCACCAGTTCTCGCTGCGTGGGCTCGACAAGGTGTTCCCGTTCAATTCGTGGACGAACCCGGAAGACGAGGATCACTTCTTCAGCGAGTCCGACGGCCAGCGCGTTCACCTCAACGCAGAGCGTCTGCGCTTCGTTCGTGAGGTGTTGAATGCGGCGTGACGAATCGGCGTTCGAGAAGGTAATCAACAACACGTTCATGCCGTCACTCGTTGACGGGCAGGACGCATGGTACGAACTGCGCCCGGTGTCGGACTTCGCGTTGCCGGAAGGTGATCTTCCCGATGCGTACATGGTGCAGATCGGTTACGACCTGCCGTGCAACGACGGCGGGCCGACGCGTGTGCAGTGGGGCCGCTGGTTCGTGATCCCGAGCGAAGCAGACGATGCGACCATCGTTAAGACGATGTTCGATGCGTACTCCGCATTCTGGCTGCATGAGATGCGCGAGGTGTTCAAGTACGAGGGCGCGCGTGTGCTGAACCCGCACCGCTACCTCATCAATCTCAACGAGGCCGCATGAAGAACGATGTAATCAAGGTGGACAAGCAAGGCGCGCACAAGCTGAAGCGCGAAGGCAAATCGTACGCCCTTGTCCGCCTCGACAGTGAGCATCTGACGGGCTGCGATGGCTGCGCGTTCCAGCGCAATGCGGGCATCAGTGCCTGCCCGGAGAACAGCGTGGATGGCCGTAAGACGCGGCTGATCTGCGATCGTATCGAAACCACCCGACGACTGCGCGACACCACTGCCCGCGCTGTCTGGATTCAATTCGCATAAGGAGCAACACATGAACGGTCTTCAAGGTATCCGCAACATCAACGCACAAGCAGCCAAGGCGAACGAGAAGCACGAGCGCTACCAAGCGCAGTTCAAGGGCGACAACTGGTTCGTGTTCGACGCATACACCGGGGCGTGGGGCAAGACGCCGTACCAGACGGCCCGTGAAGCGCAGGAAGCGGCCGACAACATCGAGAAGGGCTACGTCAGCCTGCCGGACAGCGTGTGAAGTACGCAGGGCTCGCCACCCTGATAGCATGCGCAGCGGGCGTCGTCTTCGGTGCCACCTGCGTATCTCCCCTCATCCTGTACGTGCTGATCTGCACGGTATTCAATATCTGTTAGGACATCAATGAACATCGGTAACGTCGTCAAGGTAGTCAACGCACGGGGTTGCGACAACATCGCGGCTGGTTCCTTCTTCACGGTACGTGGCGTGGATGACACGTGCATCACGATCTACAACCCGAACACGAAGTCGCTGCGCCGGTACGCAAAGTACCGCTTCGAAGTGCAGCGTCAGCAGTACAAGCTGAAGCATCAAGACCCGGTGGTTATCCGCGCTGCGAGCCGGTCGCCGGTGCTGCGTGTGATCGGTGAGCGCAGCGACGGCGCACTGTTCGTGAAGCACCTGTTCGAGCCGGTCGGGGTGGGCGTCACGTGGGTAGCCCGCGCTGGTGAACTCGCACTCGCCAACGGCCAACAAGGCACGTGGGTGGCGCATTACTACAGCAAGGCATTCGGCCCGTACAACAAGGGCTACCCGGAATCGACGCAGGAGGTCGGCCCCGGCGGTGGTCTGATGCGGCTGCCCGCCGTGGTGGTCGAGACGACTCCGGCGTACGAGCACAACTCCGTGCTCGGATTCAGCAATCCCGGCACGTACCTCTCTGGTATCCAGACGACGCAGCCGCGTACCTACGCCGTGAACCCGCCGCCCATTGCAGCCGCGCAGCGCCCCGCTATCAGCCCCGCAGCACTCGTCGCAGCATACGGTGCCAGCCCGGCAACGCAAGCCGCCCTGACCGAGACGGTGCGTGTGCAGAAGCGCACGATCGACATCAAGACGATGACGGCATCCGGCCTGAACATGAGCGACACGCATCGCTTCTTCGGAGTCGGCCCGCTCGGCGTGCAAGGCAACGTCGTGGCTGTGCAGTTCTCCGACGCAGAGCAAGCCTCGCGCTTCGCCAAGCTGTTCGTCACGCCGACTCCGGATACGGAACACGGGTGGCGTGCTGCGGGCAAGCTGGTGCTGCGTGGTCAGGCGAACGGGTTAGGCCGCTACGCCGTCGAGTTCGTGTCGTTCGTCAACGATGCGATCCCCGAGCAACGCGCCCTGTTCGTCACGGCCGAAGGTCCGAGCAAGGGTACGGTGATCCTTCGCCATGCGAACGGCAAGTCGGTATCCGGCGAGTCGTACGATGTGGTCACTGCTTAAACTGTTCTGGCGGGAGGGGCTGATCCTTCCCGCCGCAGCACAAGCGCTTCTCCTCTTTCTTTTCTGGCAGTACATCACAAGGATTTAACATGAGCGTCGCAGATCAAATCAAAGCACTCGAAGCACAACTGAAGGCACTGAAGGAAGCCGAAGCGAACAAGTCGCAAGCCGGTGTCGGTGATGTCGTCGACTTCGTGTTCGGCCGTGGCGAGAACAAGGTGCAACACCGTGGCCGTGTCGTCGGCCTGAGCGAAGACAACAAGCGCATCCGCATCCTGTTCGGTGCAGGCTTCGAGACGGACGTGGCAACCGTGCTGCGCGGTGTGGCGACGAAGGTCGAACAGACGCTGGACAACGCGTTCGACGGCGGCCTGCCGGATGCGCCGAAGCCGACACTCGACGACCAGAAACCGAACACGGTCGGCGCAGGCGAGTTCGAACAGCAGCAGAAGGAAGCAGCCGCCGAAGCCGATGCGAACGTGCAGGCAGCGCAGGCCGAGGCGTCGAAGCCGGAAGTCGCACCGCTGAACCTAGACGACCTGCCGATCTGACCAACACCACAACGCACAAGGAACTGACATGACGAAGAAGATCACGAACATCGCCCGCACCGTCGCTGTGCTCGCAGTCGTCGAGAACGCGCTGCGCGACTTCCACTACCGCACGGCTGTACGCTTGACGTACAAGCTGCGCGAGAACCTGATCGCTGTCGGCCGCGCTGTCGAGGACTTCACCGAGCGCAACGCTTACGCCCTCGAACGCAACCTCGACGCGCTGTCGTACCGCGCCGTCACCTTCACGCAAGACCTGAAGGATGCGGGCATCGAGAGGCATCGACAGGCTGTCGTCGTGCATCGTCGCAAGCTGCAAGAAGAAGCGACGTTCCGGGGCGCAGCCGCCGTCGAGCGCATCAAGAAGGCGATGGACGAAGCGGGCAACGATCACAAGCTGGCCCTCGCGCTGCGCCAGCAGGCCGAAGACCTCGGCGCGAAGCACACGGCGCTGGTGGACGCACACGGAGGCTAAGGCATGCTGAACCCCGACTCATGGCTGGAGAAGGCCAAGGCTCTGCCGGAAGGCGGGCGGGCTCGTACCAGTCACGACTGTGGGCCGGGGCGCGTGCTGGTCATCGAGCACAAGGAGGACGGGTGGCGGGCGCATTGCTTCCGCTGCTCGACTCAGGAGGGTGAGGGGTGGGTGGCGAAGCCTGCCCCGACTCTCGGTGAGCGCATCGAGCGACAGAGGCGCATACAGGCCGCAGGAGCGGCTGCGAAGTCGCGAGGCTACCTGACTATGCCCGAGGGTGTAGCAGACCCGCAGGAGTGGCCTACGCCAGCGAGAGCATGGTTGTACAAGGCTGGCATGAGCAACGAGGACATCAAGCAGTTCGGCGCGGTGTGGTCGCCGGACATGGAGCGAGTGATCCTTCCGCTGTATCGAGACGGGCGGCTGACGTACTGGCAGGGCCGGAACTACGGGGTGGTGGACGACTACAACCCCAAGTACCTGAACCCGCCGGTAGACCGGGACAAGCTGCTGTATCAGGGTGCGAGTGAGTGGCCGACCGGGCCGCTCGTCATCACTGAGGATATCCTCTCGGCGTGGAAGGTGCAGAAGGCGGGGTTCGAAGCGTGGTCTATCATGGGGACTAGCTTGTCGGAGGCGAACCTCGTCTTGATCTTAAAGACGAACCAACCGGTTGTGCTGTGGCTTGACCCCGACGAGGCCGGACAGCGTGGTATGCGAAAGATGATCCGTACGCTGCGAGCGTATGGCGTCGATACGTGTAGGGTGGACAGCGAGCGCGACCCGAAGCTGCTCTCGCGGTACGACATAAGGAGGTTGCTTTATGGCACTGGACGTTACGCTTCTCCAGACACTGAAGAAGCGGGAACGCTATGGATCGTTGATCCGGGTAGTTCCGAAACACGTCCTTGAAGGTAACACGCAAGTGATCCTCGACAACTTCGGCAGCTTCTTCAAGGAGCACCCGGAGGTTGAGGAAATCACGATGGAGAACTTCAAGACGTGGTTCCACCTCAAGCACCCGAAGGATGATGAGAACAAGCGAGCGGCGATTGATTCGATGCTGCTCAAAGTCACCGGCACGCCTGACCCCTCGGCAGAAACCGGCATCCTCGAACGTCTGCTCGCTGCGAAGGCGGCGGGCGATGTATTCGGGATCATCGAGAAGTTCAACAACGGGGAAGACATCGACCTGTACGCTGCGTTGCGTGGCACGGTCGAGTGGATGGAGAACCAGACCACGAAGAAGATTCGTGTGCCGTGGGTTCAGGACAGCATCCACGACATTCTCAACGAGGATCGAAACGATGCGGGATTGCACTGGCGACTCGACGCTCTCAATACGTCTCTGCGGCCACTGCGCGGTGGTGACTTCGGCATCCTCGCTGCACGTCCTGACAAGGGCAAGACGACGTTTACAGCAAGCGAAGTTACGTACATGGCTGCGCAGTTCGACGCCTACTACGGGCTCGATCACGGCCGCTCCGTCGTCTGGTTCAACAACGAGGGGCCGGGCAAGCGAATCAAGGCTCGTTGCTACCAAGCTGCGTTAGGCAAGACGACCCGCGAGCTTGTCGAGATGGAGCGGTCAACACTCGACGCAGCGTACGCGAAGGCGATCGGCGCGGAGGATCGTATTCGCATCATGGACGTCCACGACTTCTACTCGTACGAGGTTGAGGACATTCTGAAGCGAGTCAAGCCGGGGCTGGTGATCTTCGACATGATCGACAACATCAAGTTCGGCGGCGAAGTCGGCAACGGCGGACAGCGTACCGATCAGCTTCTCGAAGCGATGTACCAGTGGGCGCGTGTGCTCGGCGTGAAGTACGATACGCCGGTGCTCGCGATGTCGCAGATCAGCGCGGACGGCGACGGCATGCAGTACCCGACGTTGCCGATGCTGAAGGACAGCAAGACAGGCAAGCAAGGTGCCGCAGACTACATCATCACGCTCGGCTCGGTGAACGAACCGATGTACGAAGCGTCGCGATGGGTCGGGCTTACGAAGAACAAGCTGCACAAGGAAGGCTCACCGAAGTCGCCGTGTGCGGAAGTCGTGTTCGATGGACAGCGAGCGCGCGTTTCTATGCCGGGGGTGTGATGTACGAATTCGTCAAGACGGTGTACGTGGCTGGTGTTGCTCCGGAAAGGGACTACCGCACGGAGTTTCAGATCGGCCGAACGAAATGCGGCAGAGGTCGCCGCGTTCTCTGGATCGAGCAGGCCGATCATTCGGGTTCGAGTGACGATGGCCTCGACACGGTGATCCTCGACGCTGAGTCGATCCCCGCGCTCGAAGAAGCAATCCGCAAGTTCAAGGAGGGTGCGTGATGGATTTTCCGAACAAGAACGTGACGCAGCGCATGAAGCTGCTGAACAAGATCATGTCGAACTGCAAGGAGATGGTGCCGACTGGTACGGTCTTCTTCTATGGCGAAGGCGAAGACGAGGATTGGCTCGTCCTGCTCGACCCGTGGTGTCCGTTCTCGATGGAGCAGGTGCTCGACACGATGGACAAGTACGCGGAACTCGGCGGCAGCGGGCCGCAGGAAGCCGACCCGACGAACATCGGGGACGGCTGGCGCAGCTACAAGACGGACAAGCTGGCCGGTGACGGAGGCGCACAGCGTGCGATCAACTTCATCTTCTGCGTGGACAAGGAGTTCTACGAAAAGATGAAGCGTGCAACGGACTACGTGAAGAAGTCGATCGACGGCGGGCCGCAAGGCGCGGCTCATTATCGCGAGAAGGCGAACCGCGTGTCGACCTTCCGCAGCATCGTGGGGCGCTGATGGGCGCATGGGAACCGGTAGTGTTCGCCATCTACACGGTGGCGGTAATCCTCGGCATTAGCTTCGGCACGGCCGAGTTCATTCACTGGATCGTATGGAGGAAGGTATGAGCATCCCGCAAGGATTCAAGCCGACGCTCGCCGCTCATGCGGTGGGTTATCCGGGGCCGGGGCTGGTGTCCCCGAAGATCGACGGCGTGCGCTGCTTCATCTTCGACGGTGTGGCGTACGGACGCAGCGGTAAGCCCTTCAAGAACTCCGCTGTGCAGGAGTGGGCGGCAGCATGGCCGGAACTCAGCGGGCTCGACGGTGAGCTTGTATTCGGGGAACTCAACGATCCCCTGCTGTGCTCGGCCACGACAGGTTTCCTGAACCGCAAGCGTGACGAGTCGCCATTCAAGTTCGTAGTGTTCGATATGTTCGTTCCGGGCGTGTCGTACGGTGGCCGTCTCGACGATCTGGAGGCCGCAGCGGCCAGCGGCGCGCTGCCGCAGAACACCTCGGTGATCGAGACGCACGTCTGCGACAAAGAGGACGCGTGGCATCGGTTCTCGGAACTGTTTGTGCTGCGCGGCTTCGAGGGAATGATGTGGCGCAACCGAGCAGCACTGTACCTGTGCGGCCGCTCGACGGATGGCAAGGGCAGACGGGAGGCTGTGCTGCTGAAGGACAAGCCGTTCACCGATCACGACGCATTCATCTACGGGTACGAGGAGGCCCAACACAATGACAACGCAGCAACGACCGGCGCACTTGGTCAAACCGAGCGAAGATCACTGGCTGAACATCGACGACCAGCGGGCCGCGTGGGAAAACTTCTGGCAGTCGATCTCGAAACCGGAGTCGAGTTCAAGATCGGCATCTTCCGGGGCGTTACCCACGAGCGACTTGCCGCGTGGTTCCGTGAGCCCGCATCCATACCTGAGTTCGTGAAGTATCGGAAGATGGCGCATGGCGAGAAGGACAAGCCGAGGCACTCGACATTCCTGACCGAGCGGATCGCAGAAGACATCGAGACGATCCCGGTGTGGGTGTACGAGTACGCCAAGGCACGGCCGTAAGCTGAATCGGTAGAGTATCTAGATATAGTTCAAGATACATAGAACTACTAGCATACTCTACTTCTATCTGTCAAGAGGGTATTTGATATTTATACAACATGATTTAATTCAGTAGACTATCTAGCTAAGGAACCATGAGCAAATATGTGATCTGGGATTTGGAGACGACGACCAAGACGCTGTTCAAGCGCAAGGCGTCGCCGTTCGAACCCGACAACTTCATTGTAGCCAGTGGCTATCGCCGGCAGGGCGAACAAATCTTCGGAGAATACTTCGGACGGAAACCGAAACCGTTCGACTGGTTCACGAAGCTCCTCAAGGACACCAAGTTCCTCGTCGGTGTCAACATCAAGTTCGATTTGCTCTACGCTCTGCGCGAGCCGCAGAACCTCGAAGCGTGGATGGAGTTCGTTGCCAACGGCGGCACGGTGTGGGACTGCCAGCTTGCAGAGTACCTGCTTGAAGGGCAAGACCCGCGCTTCCATATGTGCTCGATGGACTCGATGGTCGAGCGCTACGGCGGCAACCTGAAGAACGACGAGGTGAAGGCGCTGTGGGAATCCGGGGTGGACACGATCGACATCGACCCCGACCTCCTGATGCACTACCTCGTCGGCACGGACTCCGTGCATGGAGACATCGGCAACACCGAACTGATCTTCGTCGGGCAGTTCCAGCGGGCGCGTGAGCAGAAGCAGATGCGGTCGATCTGGCTGAACATGGGCTCGCTGCTGGCAACCGTCGAGATGGAACGCAACGGCCTGTACGTGGACAAGCCGCTCGGCCTGCGGCTCGCTGCTGACCTCGAAGAAGAACTGAAGGTCATCACCGAAGAACTCGGCGCATACCTGCCGACCGATCTGCCGTTCGACTTCAACTGGAGCAACCGCTATCACCTCTCGCCGCTGATCTTCGGAGGTCAGGTGAAGTACAAGGCGCGCATCCACCAGACGGACGACGAGGGCAAGCCGGCGTATGCGCTGAAGACGGAGACAGGTTACGTCTGCGAAGACGGCGTGACCCGCACGCATCAGGAAGTCGAAGCAGGCGGCTACGTCGTGCAGCGATTCGCCAGTGGCAAGAACAAGGGCGAGCTGAAGACGAAGCAATTGCGTGTGCCCGACTACGACAAGCCGAAGCTCAAATGGGAGGAGCAGTTCTACACCTTCCAAGGTTTCACCGAGCCGAAGCCGCAGTGGAAGTCGAGCACTCCGGGTCTGTACTCGGTCAAGGCCGACGTGATCGAAGAACTGACGGCGCGGAACATCCCGTTCCTGAAGACGCTCGGCCGCGTTGCGCAACTGACGAAAGACCTCGGCACGTACTTCATCACGGTGGACAAGGACGGGAACTATACCGGCATGCTTACGCTTGTCGGGATCGACTCGATCATCCACCACAGCATCAACCACACGAGCACGGTTACGGCGCGCTTCTCCGCATCGAACCCGAACTCGCAGAACATCTCGAAGGGAACGCACAACAACTCGGACGGCAAGTACGACGAGGAGAACGGCGAGCCGGATGGGTCGCAGATCAAGCGCGTGTTCGTCTCGCGCTTCGAAGGCGGCTCGATCATTCAGGATGACTTCACGGCGCTTGAGGTGTACATCCAAGCGCTGCTGACCGGCTGCGTCGGGCTCAAGGCTGACCTGAAGGCAGGCAAGGACATGCACTGTGTCCGTGTCTCGCAGAAGGAGGGCATCGCCTACGAGGAAGCGCTCGACCTGTGCGTTATCAAGAGCGTGCCTGCATGGAAGAAGAAGCGAACCGAAGCAAAGGTCTTTTCGTTCCAACGAGCCTATGGCGCGGGTGCCGCGAAGATCGCAGCGTCCACCGGCATGAGCGAAGCGGATGTGAAGGACTTGATCGCGGCAGAGGAATCGAACTGGCCGGAACTGAAGCAGTACAACGCCGACAAGATGGAGCGGATCAAGCAGAGCCGCGTGCCTACCTCGACGTTCGTGCCGCACCCGGAGCGGCCTTCGATCCAATGCCAACTCGGGCGCGGCTTCAGCGTGACGCCGGACGGCAAGCGCTATTCGTACCGCGAGTCTCCGACGCCGCTGGCTTTCATCAAACCGGGACAGGGCTTTACGAGTTTCAGCCCGACCGAGGTGGCGAACTACGAGGTGCAGGGGGCCGGCGGTGAGTGGGCGAAGGCCGCGATGTGGCTGGCGGTACGTGCGTTCTACAAGGCGAAGAACTTTGGCGGGCGCGCTCTGCTGGTCAATCAGGTTCACGATGCACTGTACGTCGATGCGGCTGAAGACGTTCGCGTTAAGGCTGCGGCCACTCTGCATGCGTGCATGCTCGCCGCCAACGAGTTCATGGAGTGGTTCTTCAACTGGCAGGTAGACGTACCGGTTCCGGCTGTCTGTGCTTACGGAAAAAATATGATGCAGGAGGAATCGTTTGGCGAAGGATTTGAAACCCTCGCCCACAAGATTCGACTGCGGCTGCGAGAACTCTACATGGGGAGCTACGTGCCGTCGTTCGAACGTTGAGGGCTTTCCCGGCTACACGGTGTCTGAGTGTGGTCGGGTGTTCAACAGGCACGGTCGCAGCATGGCCTTGTGCGAAGGCGGACGTGGTGGCGAGTATCGCCGCCTGCAACTCTGCCGCGATGGCCGCAAGGTCAATCACTATGTACATCGTCTCATCGCTGAGGCATTCATCCCGAATCCGTCAGGACTCCCGGAGGTGAACCACATCGACGGCGACAAGACGAATAACCGAAAAGGAAATCTCGAATGGGTTAGCCCTAGCGACAACAAGTACCACGCAGTAGACACAGGGCTCTGGCCCGTTGGAAAGAAGCATTACGCCTACAAGCACGGCAAGTATTCAACACACAAGGAACAAGTATGAGCGCACTCGACAAACTGAACGCAGCCCTCGAAACGCAAGCCGACATGAGCAAGCCGGAAACGGCAAGCGGTGGTGGCTACACGCCGCCCGCCGCCGGTATCGCCCGTGCTCGTATCGTGGGCTACTTCGAAGTCGGAGCACACGAGGAAGACGAGTTCAACCAAGCCGGTCAGAAGACGGGCCGCAAGAAGCTGAAGCACAAGGTGCACATCGTCGTCGAACTGTCCGGCCCGAAGCACGAGCCGCGTGAACTCGAAGACGGGACGAAGATTCCGCAGCGGATCACGATCAAGGAGAACTACGAACCGGGCAAGGCACCGCACGTGAAGTCGAACTTCTACGACCTGTTCACGAAGATCAACACGGCGACGGGTGCGAACGCTCGTCACATGGCGCAACTGCTGGACAAGCCGTTCCTGCTGAAGATTCACCACAAGGACTCGGGCAGCGGCGAGAGCAAGCGCACGTACGCTAACGCGAAGGGGCCGGGCAAGGAAGGCTACACGATCATGCCGGTTAGCGGAGAAGGCCCGGACGGCACGCCGTACAGCATCCAAGTCGCACCCGCGATCACGCCGCTGAAGTATTTCCTGTTCCAACTGGCCGACAAGGAAATGTGGGATTCGATCTACATCGACGGCGAAGTACCGGAACGCAAGGACGACAAGGGCAACGTCACGTCCCCGGCCCGCTCGAAGAACGTGCTCCAGAATCTCATCAAGAGTGCGAAGAACTTCGACAAGTGCCCGATCGCAACGCTGGTCGGCACGGGTAAGGAACTCGACCTCGGTGACGTGGAGCGCCCGCCGCGTACGGAAGCACCGGCCCCGACGCCGAGCGAGAAGGCCGCACCGGCTGGCATCGACCTCGAAGACGACATCCCGTTCTAAGGAGGCAAGGCCATGAGTCTTGACAAGCTCGCGGCCCTTGACCTTTGCGACCTGCGCCAGCCTGACATCACGTCGGGCGGCGCGGCGAAGAACGACAAGGTGCTGCACATCGACGGCGACTACCTCGCGTACTTCTGCGCGGGGAACGACGACACTCCCACGGGTATCGCTCGCAAGACGCTGCTGGAGAACGTGGAGATTGCGATGGGGATGAGTGGTTGCCGCAAGGCAGTCATGCACCTCTCGCACCGAGCAACGAACAAAGCGCACAGATACGCCATCGCTACCGTGAAGCCGTACCAAGGCAATCGCGGAGGCAAGGCACACCCGAAGAATTGGGAGTTCTTGCGCAACCTCATGGAGACGTACGACGGCCATGAATTCACACCCGTTGTGTGGACGACGCGCGAAGCGGACGACGCGTTTGCCCTACTAGCTGCGGAGACTGATGCAGTGCTCCGGTATCGGGACAAGGACATGCGGATGGTGCCCGGACTCCATCTGGAGTGGGAATCGTATGAACTGGTTGAAGTCCCTCGGATTGCAACCGGTGCAGCTATCGCGGTCTATGACGTGGTGAGTGCAAGCGGCTTGCAGTACGGAACGAAGTGGTTCTGGTTGCAGATGCTGCACGGCGACACTGCCGACAATATCCCCGGCTTGCCGAAGATGATAAACGCGGCGGGCAAAGAGAAGCCCGTGGGCGAAGTCACGGCGAAGCAGATTCTCGAAGGAGCGACGAACAATGTCGAGGCGTATCAGCGCGTGGCTGGAGTGTATCGAAGTTACTACGGTGACGCAGCCTATGATGCGATGGCCGAACAGGCGGGGCTCCTATGGCTACGCACTGACCGCGCTGCTTCGGTGCGTAACGCGCAGCGTCCGTTCCCGGCTTACCCGGAAATGACGGCTGCATTCCATCGGCTCGAACAACGCGTGAAGGAGAGCTATGAGATTGACCACAAGCATGCTCAAGCCCAAGCGTAAGCAACTGCTTGCGGCGCAGGGCGGCAAAGACCCGATCACCGGGTGGGACATCGACCCGGAGAACGCAGTGCTCGATCACTGCCACAAGCACGGATGGGTGCGTGCAACGCTCGGCCGCTGGAACAACGGCGTGCTCGGCAAGATCGAAAATTGGGCCAACCGCCTTGGCGCTGACCCGAAGACAGGAGCACGGTTGACGCCGTGGGCCTACCTCCGCGCAGTCGCGGATTACCTCGAACTCCATTCGGAATCCCAACACAATGGCCTCCTCCACAGCACACATCGAACCGAGCGAGAGAAAAAGGATCTTGCAAACAAGCGTGCGCGAACTGCTCGTCGAAAGGCTCGGGCTGAAGCTGCAACGGGAACGCCGTAAAATCCCTGAGACGGGCCGGTGGCCGTGGCATCAGCGGCAGGTTGATTGCATGCAGCTTACCATCGACTTCGGCACTGACCCCTCCTCTGGCGAACCCCTTGGCTACGTGTTGTACAGCGAATGCACCGTCGAACCGGAGTTGAAGGACGACAAGGGTTTCCTTAACCACATCGAGTTCACGCACCGCAAGCACATCATGCGTGAGTTCGAACGCCTCATCTTCGGAGATTAAATGGCACGTATCAAGAAGCAGCCCCGCATTCTCTTTATCGATATCGAGACTGCCCCCCTCATGGCGCATATCTGGTCGATCTGGCAGCACGGCGTCGGCCTGAACATGCTCGACCTCGACTGGTCGATCCTCTCGTTCTCGTGCAAGTGGCTGGGCGATCCGCGCATCCACTACCACGACACGTTCCGGCAGCGCGACAAGCGCGACGATACGAAGCTCGTCAAGAAGCTGCACAAGTTCCTCGACGAGGCGGACATCGTGGTGGCGCACAACGGCAAGAAGTTCGACATCCGAAAGATTCAAGCCCGCTTCGTGCTGGCAGGCATGCTTCCGCCGTCGCCGTTCAAGATCGTGGACACGCTGCTCGAATCGCGGAAGAACTTCGCGATGACCTCGCACAAGCTGGAGTACCTGACGGACAAGCTGTGCAAGACGAAGAAGCTCACGCACAAGAAGTTCCCCGGCTTCCTGCTGTGGGATCAGTTCCTCAAGGGCAACGCGGAAGCGCAGCAGGAGATGCAGGTCTACAACGAGGTGGACGTGCTGTCGCTCGAAGAACTGTACTTCATCCTGCTGCCGTGGATGACCGGCCATCCGAACATCGGTGTGTACATGCCGATCAGCGACGTACCGGTGTGCGACAAGTGCGGCAGCGACGACGTTATCCGTAAGGGAACGCGTACGACGCAGGTGGGTGTCTACGCTCGATACCAGTGCAAGAAGTGTGGCGGCTGGTCGCGTGGTCGACAGATGATCAACAGCCGGGAACACCGGCACAACCTGACGGTGAGCTAATGTTTCCTGTACCCTACCCACCGGAACTTCCGAACATTCACACTCTCGGGCCGCAGTGCCGGGCGTGCAAGGGGCCGTGCGACATGCGGCCCCGACCGTGGCTCAACACGAACCTCGAAGCGAAGGCAACACTCGACGAGCCGAAATTCGAATCGCCAGCCGCCCGCAAGTTCGATTTGAACTTGTTACTCCAGTTCCCTGAAGCTCTCAACGCAGTCGGGGAAGTGCTGGAGTTCGGCCAGCAGGCGAAGTCGTACCCGTGGCAGCACTTCGCCACTCTGCCTCTGGACAAGCAGCGTGCCTCGATCATGAGGCACCTGCTTGGAACCGGAGCGGATCACACGGGGCTCGACGACGAGTCGAAGCTGTTCCACGCAGTGCATCTCGCAAGCCGTACGCTTATGTACCTGCAAACACTGCTGACGACGGAGTAACAGATGAAGGAAATTCTCAACAAGATCGAAATCGCGATGATGACCGGCAACAAGGAACGCGCCGTAGACCTCATCGCCGCAGCCGAGGGCTGTCTCAACGCAGAGGAGTTCATCGAACTCACCACGGTCTGCGCCGTGGAACATGACTTGCACTGGTAACTGACGAGGACACTGATGAATCAAGCGAAGCTGGAGAAGGAAATGCGCGAGTCGGGCATCGAGCGAGCACGGGCGATGATCGAGCGGAACGAAGAAAAGGGCCGCGCCGAGACGAACCCGTACGCTCAGGCGCTCTACCGCCGCTACCTGCTCCCGCTCGCTGAAGCCATCAGAACGGCCGCAGCGGGCTCGGGTAAGCCGGGACGACGCAAGGCACACGTCAGCCTCATCGAAGGGCTTGACGGGGCTGTGGCGGCGTCCATCACGGTTCGTGAGGTGCTGAACAAGCTGCTGGCTCAAGAATCGCACACCGATGCGAAGTCGATCGCACGGAACATCGGGGTGACAGTGCAGCGTGAGATGGCATTGCAGGTCATGAACGTCGAGCAGCCGGAACTGCTGTGGGACGTGCAGCACGACCTCGACCGACGACACAGTAAGAACGCCCGTCACCGCTTCAACGCGGTTGCAGGGGCTGCGCGTAATGCTGGCGTCGAGATGCTGTCGTGGGGGCCGGTCGAGCGCGAGACGCTCGGCCTGTTCCTGCTGGAAGAATTGCGGAACACGGGCATGATCGAAATCGAGCCCCACACCGAGACGAAGTTCAAGAAGGTCAACACGGTCTTCATCGCCTACCTGTCCGACGATGCGCGCATGCTGATCGGGAACATCAAGGAGGCGGTGGAACTGTCCATGCCCTACGCGCTGCCCTTCATCGAGCAGCCGAAGGACTGGATCGCGTTCAACGACGGCGGGTACCACACGATGGAGATGCGGACGAGCGCGCCGTACTGCCTCCAATACCGCCGTGCAGACCGCCAGACCGTCTCGATGTACAAAGAGTACCCGACGTACACCGCGAAGCTGCGGAGCGGCCTTAACGCCCTACAGAGCGTCCGGTGGGCCATCAACGGCGACATGCTCGACTTGATCGAAGACATCAGCCAGCGGATCGACACCGACGAGATTCTGATGCAGGCGGAAGTGCCGAAGCCTCCACGGCCGCACTGGCTGACGGAGGAGATGACGAAAGACACGATGAACCCGGAGCAACTGACCGAGTTCACGCAATGGAAGCGCGAGCTTGCGGAGTGGTACACCGAGTGCAAGCTGCGTTTCACGAAGTGGGGGCGGTTCGGGACGGCGATGCGTGTAGCGCGCAAGTTCCGTGAGTTCCCGGTGATCCACTTCATGTATCAAGCCGACTTCCGGGGCCGCGTGTATGCGATCACGACCGGCGTATCGCCGCAGGGTAGCGACTTGCAGAAGGCGCTGATCCACTTTGCGGATGGTAAACCGCTCGACACGCCGCAGGCAGTAGCGTGGTTCAAGCGTAACATCGCGAACAAGTTCGGCATCGACAAGGTGCCGCACGCTGAACAGGAGAAGTGGGTTGAAGAGAACGACGAGCTACTCATGGCAATCGGGACTGAGCCTGTCCGTCACCGAGAATGGATGGACGCTGACTGTCCCTTGCAGTTTCTTGCTGCGTGCAGGGAATACGCCGCCTATCGACGAGATGGTGCGGGATTCGTGTCGCGGCTTCCCATTGGCTTGGATGGAAGCTGCAACGGACTCCAACACTTTAGCGCGATGCTTCGTGATTCGGTGGGCGGAGCAGCAACGAACCTCCTCGACGGGGATCGTCCGAACGACATTTACGCTCAAGTTGCTGAGGTTGTTGGACGGCTTCTGGACGAGGAATCCGCAAAGCCTGTCCCGGTATGGAATTCCGAGGAAGACCAGAAGCGGCAAGCTCGTGAACGCGAATACCTCGCGCTTTGGATTCAGCACGGCGTCAACCGAAGCCTCGTAAAGCGTAGCGTGATGACGCTGCCGTACGGATCGACGCGGTTCTCGTGTGCGGACTTCATCGTAGCGGATTACCTCCGCATGGGTAAAGCACCCGAGTTCAAGCGTGAGCAGTACAGCCACGCAGCGTCATACCTGTCGCACTTCGTATGGCGGGCAATCGGTCAAGTCGTGATCGCAGCGCGAGAAGCGATGGACTACTTGCAGAAGTCTGCACAGGTGCTTATTAAAAGCCCCCTGCAACAGATCGAGTGGTTCACGCCTACCGGGTTCAAGGTGCGTCAAGTCTATCAAGAGGCCGACATTGTAACTATTAACTCTATCCTGTTGGGTGGGGTTCGTATTCGTGTTGGTGCTACGTCTGACCGTGCTGACATCAACGGGCATAAGAACGGGTTGTCTCCGAACTTCGTGCATTCGATGGATGCGGCGCATATGTGTCTCACGACTCTTGCGGCTAAGGCGGAAGGGATTGAATCTCTCGCTATGATCCACGATGACTACGGTACGCATGCTGCGGACACCGAACGTCTTTACAACATCATCCGGGAACAGTTCGTCTCGATGTACGAGCAGAACGATCCTCTGGAACTTTTCAAGGAAATGTACAGTGAGCTTCTTCAGGACACTCCGAGCAAAGGTGATCTCGATCTTCGAGAAGTGCTTCGGTCGAAATTCTTCTTCACGTGACTCTCTGAATAGTCAACCGAAATGCGAAGTTGAATCGGTAGACTATCTAGGCAAGGAACCGGTGCGCTACGTCACCAAGCTGTCGCCTACCGTGCTCGCCGTGCTGGAACGCAAGTTCCCGCCTCCGGTGGTCACGAGTGGATCGACAGCGATGGAGGTTGCGGCGCAACTGGCCTATCAACGAGTCTTCAAGGAACTGCGCGATGGTTTTGTTACGGGAGCGTGAGTGGACGCAGGAGCAGTGGGATGAACTGAACACTGCGATGGTGTGGGTGGCCCGCAGCGCGAAGCAGTCTCAGGCGAAGGGCTGGTTCAAACACATCCGCGTGGAAGACTGCATGGCGTCCATCGACGGAAAGTTCGTCAGGGCTTCGCGGGTTGATGACGACTTCGTGATCGTCTACGGCGTAGGCGCTCCGTGGTACAACTGGAGCTTCAAGGCTCTGGAGGAGATGCTGGTGATCCGGCTGCGCAAGGGCAGCAACTACCGCAAGGTGCTGTCTGCGCTCACGATCCTTGCCGAGCATCACGAATGCAAGTCGATCGTTGTGGGTGATGCACTCACGCAAGACGACCGGCTTGCTCGTGTGTATGAGCGGGCAGGCTTCCGTCGGGAGTCCTCGCAATTCATCAAGGAGATTTGAATGGGACAGTTCGGACTTCCGACTTTCAAGCCGCAAGAGCAGCCGGGCATTGCCCGCGTACCTACCGGTGACAAGTTCATCTCGAACGGCGGATACGTTCAGCAGTACAAGCGCACGCCGACGCAGGACGAGTTGAACTCGATGGGTATGGACGAACTCAAGACGCTCGCGGGCCAAAATGATACGTTCAGTTCGCAGTACGGCCCCGGTATGATGGGGTGGGCGATCGGCAGTGGCGTGAAGACGCAGGCGCAGAACACGTGGGATACCCGGCGACAGGCGGAACTGAAGGCGCAGACCGACGCAGCGAACGCGCAGCGGGCGGCGGCGGAAGCAGCCAGCGCTGAGGCGGCAAAGGTGGCTGAGTCCGCGCGGCAGCAGGGCGAGTACACGAAGCAGGCACGGACGCAAGGCCAAGTGCAGCAGGCCAACGCGATCAACGTGCAGGCGCAGATTCGCGACTACCAGAACCGCGCACCGGAACAGGCTCAGGCCGACGTGTCCGCTGTGACGGCAGACGGTGCGAGCGGTGGGGCCGGTGCAGGCGCTGGCGAAGATCAACGTAAGCGACCGGGCGGCTTCACGCAGCGAGCCACCGGCATCCGCATCTCGTAAGGAGGGAGCATGGGAAAGATCATTGGCAGTATCCTCGGGTGGGGCGGCGACAACGGTGACGCGATCCGCGATGCGGCAGCGAAGCAGGCGGAAGCGACCCGACAGGCGGCAGAAGCGCAGGCGGCTGCGCAGAAGGCAGCAAGCGATGCGTCGCTGGCTCAGTCGCAGGCACAGCAGCAGGCTGCGCTGGAGTCGCAGAACTCTTCGCTGCAAGCGCAGCAATCGGCGCAGCAGTCGATGCAGATCCAACAGAAGCTCCTGCAAGAAGCTCGGGACAAGGAAGGGCAGGTGGATAAGCCGACCGTCGATCTGACGGGGGACACCACGGCATCCGCCGACGAGCAGGAGAAGCGGCGCAACCCCCGGCAGCAGTACGGCGGCGGGTCGAGCGGCGGCATGACCGGCATCCGCCTGAGCTAAGGAGAAGACATGGCAGACCTTCGACGAGATTGGGAGGCGCTGAACGGTGCTCGTTCCGCCTTCCTCATGCGGTGCGAACGGTACGCCGGTCTGACGCAGCCGATCCTGTTCCCGCCCATCGGGTACAACGAGAATCTGGAGGAGATGGAGAACGACTATCAGTCGGTCGGATCGCAAGCGGTGAACAACCTTGCGAACAAGATCATGCTGGCGTTGTTTGCTCCGTCCCGTCCGTTCTTCCGGTTCGACATTCCGGACAAGGAGCTTACGCAACTCGCTGGCGACAAGGACAAGAAGGTGGAACTCGAATCCGCCCTTGCTGTCGCAGAGCGTAACTGCGTCAAGCACCTCGAACAGTTCTCCAGCCGCCCGAAGCTGTACAGCGCGATCAAGCATCTGATCGTTACCGGCAACGTCCTGCTGATCCTGCCTCATGGCAAGGGTGTCAAGGACGACATGATGCGAACGATCGGACTCCGCAACTACGCCGTGAAGCGTAACCAGTGCGGCAAGGTGATTCGGCTCATCGTGCGGGAGAAGTTGCTGTTCGACGAACTGACGGTGCAGACGCAGGAGATTCTTCGGGACTCCAGCACCCGCTACACGATCAGCGACGACCTGTCGGCAAGCATCGAGAAGTGGGTGGAGCACTTCATCTCGCTGCGGTGGGACGAGGACAAGGGCAAGTACATCATGACGCAGGCGGTGGACGACATCGACCTGACGCCGCCCGGTATCAAGACCTCGTACTACGGGGAGTTCACCGAAGACGCGTTGCCGTACCGAGCGCTGACGTGGGAACTCGCGGACGAGAACAACTACGGCACGGGCCTCGTTGAGCAGTGCGCAGGCGACCTCGAAGCGATCAGCATGCTGTCTGAAGCGGCATTGCAGGCAGCAGTGCTGGCGAGCGAGTTCCGCTGGCTGGTGAACCCGGCAGGGCAGACGAGCGTACAGGACTTCGCGCAATCGAAGAACGGCGACGCACTCCCCGGTATGCCGAACGACATCGCCCCGGTGGTGAACGGTGGCAACATCAACCTGCAACCGATGCAGGCTCTCAATCAGGACTACATCAACCGCATTGGCAAGACGTTCCTGCTGATCGGCTCGGTCATTCGTGACAGCGAGCGGACGACGGCAGCGGAAGTCAGCGCGGTAGCGCAGGAACTGGAGACGAGCCTCGGCGGCGTCTACTCGCGACTCGCGGTGGACATGCAGAAGCCGATCGCCTACTGGCTGATTCAGGTGCAGGGCGTCAAGGCGGGCAAGGACGGACTCGAACCCGTCATCATCACCGGCATGGACGCGCTGTCTCGTAACGGCGATCTCGAACTGTTGCAGATGTGCTTGGCTGATCTGGCGAACCTCGCTGCGATCAACCCGCTCATCCTCCAGCGGCTCAAGCTTCAACCGATCATCGCGAAGATTTTCCAAGCTCGCGGGCTGGACTCGAACGAGTTCGTTCTCACGGAGGAGGATGCGCAGGCCATGATGGAACAGGCCCGATCACAGGATGCGGCGGTGGCAGCAGCCCCCGGCGTGGCAGCGCAGGCAATGCGCAATCAAGGACAACAAGGAGCGTAAATGATTTTCTTCGGCAAGCACTTTCCCCTGATGAACGAAGAAGGCACCGGTGCATCGGGCGGCGGGGTGGTAATGTCGGGCGACGCGGCAGCGGCGGCTGTGGCGGCAGCACAGGCCGCAGCAGCGGCTCCCGTTGCTGCACCGGCAGCAGCACCCGCAGCGGCAGCACCGGCCGCTCCTGCGGCGGCTACGCCCGCTGAACCGGCTGGCAAGGAAGGCGAAGACGGCAGCTTCGAGTGGGTCAAGACCGGCCACGCATCGCTGGACATCGCCCTCGGCTGGCTCGGCAAGCAGGGCTTGGGCGAGACGAACGAACTCGTGCAACTGGCGGCACGCACCGGCAACTTCGACGGGCTGAAGGCGCACTTCGCGCAGAACGCCACGCCGGGGTCGGCCGAGATGCTGTCGATCCTCGAATCGTCCTTCAAGGACTACGTGGAGACGCAGAACGCCAACATCGAGAAGGAGACGGCCTCGCAGGTCGAGTTCCTCGGCGGGCCGGAACGGGCCAACGCCGTCATCGAGTGGGCGAGCACGAACGCCGAACCGGCCGAGAAGCAAGCATTCAACGCCATGATGGACGCAGGCGGATTCCAAGCCCGCGCGGCGCTGGCCTACGTGTCGAGCCTGTACGACAAGCACACCGGGACGAGCGAGCACGACGCGATAGTGGGTGCGCAGGTCACGAACGGCAATGCAGGCCGGGGTGGGCCGCAGGCTCCGACGACCCCGATCAGCCGTGTGCAGTTCGCTGAGGAGGGCCAGAAGCTGTACCAGCAATACGGCGAGGGCTACCAGCAGACCGCCGCCTACCGTGCCTTGGCTCGACGCGTACAGCGCTGATACGGTATTTCAGTAGACTATCTAGGAGAGGAACCTTCGGGTTCCGCCTAGACCATAAAACAGCCAACTAGGAGGAACCTCAATGGCTCTCGAATTCGGTTACGAAAGTGGTGTACTGACTCGTCCGGGTCAGGTGCTGCAACCGGCAGGCGTGCAGAACAAGCAGATCGGCCATGCGCCGGATGCGACCAACCCGGCAGCGAACTACATCGAAGAATACTCGGGTATCGTCGAAGGCACGATTGCCCGCGAGTCGATCATGACGGGCTTCGTCCCGACGATCAGCGTGCGCGGTACGGACACGGTGTCGAAGTTCCGCATCGGCGAAGCGACGCTCCAGAAGCTCGTGCCGGGTGAAGCACCGAAGGGCACGGTCGTGCAGGCGAACAAGGCGAAGGTGACGGTCGATACCGTCGTGCTGGCCCGCAACATGATCCCGATGCTCGACGACTTCCAGAACAGCTACAACGCTCGCCGCGAGGTCGCCGTCGAACACGGCAAGAAGATCGCGAAGTTCCGTGACCAAGCGCTCCTGATCCAAGCGATCAAGTCGGCGCGGATCACCGACACCTCGAACGCCGCTGGCTTCCCGGCCGGCTGGAATCCGGGCTCGCAGTACAAGTTCGCTGCGGCGAACGACGAGAAAGATCCGGCGAAGGTGCTGCAAGCGTTCGCGGAACTGTTCACGATGATCGAGGAGAAGGACATCGACCCGATCGCCGCAGGCATGATGGCAGTCGTGAAGCCCGCCGCGTACTACACGCTGCTGCAAAACGACGCGATCATCGACCGCGAGTACATCATGTCGGATGGCACGAACATCAAGACGAAGGCTCTGGCCGCTTACGGCGTCCCGGTGCGCGTCTCGAACAACCTGCCGACCGCAGCGATCGAGAATCACTTCCTGTCGAACGCAGGCAACGGCAACGCGTACGACGGCGACTTCTCGAAGGTCTACGCCGCCGTGTTCTCGCCGCGTGCCGTGCTGGCCGGTGAAACGATCGCCCTGACCTCGAAGGTCTGGTTCGACGACAACACGAAGGTGTGGAACGTCGACGACTGGCTGTCGTTCGGTGCGACGACGGACAACCCGGCGTTCGCTGGCATCATCGAAAAGGCGTAAGCCAACACTAGCCCCGCTTCCCACAAGGAGGTGGGGCTATTTTCGCTTCGCGCGTAAGGAGACTGCTATGCCGATGCTTTCCAAGCTCGACGTTATCAACGAGTGCATTGCGACTCAGGGCGAAGCGCCCCTCAACAGCATTGACTCGGATCACCCCTACGTACCGCCCGCACTTCAGTCGATCGAGTTGGCGACGACTCTCGAACTCGGCAAGGGCTGGTACTTCAACGAGGATGAGTTCGAACTCCAGCCGGAACCGGATGGAACGATCTTCCTCCCGAAAGACACGATCACCGCTATCACGCTCGACCCGCGCATCACCGGGCTCGTGCAGCGCGGTCGTCGCCTGTACAACCGATTCACCGGTGACTACAACATCGGTCAGCCGGTGTGGGTACGGCGTACCGTCGAGATTCCGTTCGACGATTTGCCGATGCTTTGGAACCAGTTGGTTGCGGCCCGCGCCGTGCTCGACTTCCAAGGCAAGTATGACGCCGATGGTCAGCAGTACGAGAAGCTGATCGTCAAGTACAACCAGATGGCCGCTATCGCTAAGAGCGAGGACATCCGCCAGCGCAAGGAGAACATCCTGTACAATCCGCGCTCGACGTTCCCCGGCAAGCTTGCCCGTGTTCGTCCGATGAAGCGGTATGCGCGGCGCTACGACCCGTTCGGCGGGTTCTAAGGAGGCATTATGGCAAAGGTGGTATCCAGCTTTGCGTCGGTGGTTCGCGGTGTCAGCGAGCAGGTTCCGCAGGATCGCCACCCCGGCCAAATGTACGAGCAGGTCAACATGGTCAGCGACCCGGTGCGTGGTGTTGCTCGTCGGCAGGGTTCCCGCAACCTCGCGGAGAGTCTTCTGCGTAACGGGACGCTGGCCGAGCCGCTGATCGTGGAGACGCTGCGCACGTACCGCGAGCACAGCTTCTTCATGAACGGCATCGAGTATTCGCTGCTGTACCGTAACGGGGAACTCCCGGCAGACAAGAAAGACATTCTGCCGCTGATCTTCCTGTTCGACAAGAGCAACAACAAGATCATCCCGATTCTCGAAGGCACCGGGCTCGATGCGTACAAGCAGTACGGCCTGTCCTCGGTGACGACGGTTGGCGACTACCTGATCGCTTCAGTGAACAAGGCGAGCCCGACGTACTCGCAGGTCGATCAGTACGAGAACACGCGTACGCTGGCTTGCGCTTGGGTGCGGGGTGGGGCGTACAGCCGCACCTTCACGCTGCGGGTGCAGGCAGAGAGCAACGGCACGTGGTACACCGGCAGCTACACGACGATGGCATCGAGCTATCCGAACCTGCTGGACACCTCGGACATCCCGGCGACCTTGCCGGACGGCACCACTCCCAACCCGCAGTACCAAAAACTCGTCAATGACCGGGTGAACCAGTACAACTCGGCGGCAACGAAGTGGGTGGGTGACGCCTTCTTCGATCAGCAGCCTGAGAACATCGCGCAGAAGCTTATCGACCGCATTTGGGCGGCAGGCTTCACCAACATCAACCGAGTGGGCTCGTCGATCCAGCTTGCCAACGTGCGGGCTATGTCGATCGACGACGGCGGGGACGGCACGCTTGTGCGGGACACGCACCGGATCGTTAAGACGCCTACGGACGTGACGGCTCTGCACTACGGCGGCAAGGTAGTGATGGTGCGAGCACCGGGCCAGCTTGATGCGTACTACCTGAAGTTCGTGCGCAGCGACGGCCCCGGCAACGACTTCGGGCAAGGCACGTGGATCGAGAATCCGGCACAAGTCGTGACACCCACCAAGGTGTTCATGCTCGGTCGCTACCACAGCGACGGAGTGCGGTTCTGTATTGCAGGCACGCCCGCCGAGTTGCACACGGTAAGCGGTATGGATGTTCCGGAGTACGCAGCGTCGAACTCGGGCGACATCTCGCAGGTGTCGAATAAGCCATACTTCCTCGACCATCCCATCTCGTGCATCACGATGTTCAACGATCGCTTGGTCGTTGTCTCGAACGGTGTGGTGGCGATGAGCCGAAGCGGCGACTACTTCAACTTCTTCCGCAAGTCGGCAACGACTCTGCTGGATGACGACCCGATCGAAATCTACGCGGTGGGTGCAGAGGACGACCTGATTACTCGGGCCATCCTGTACAACAAGGACTTGTTCCTGTTCGGCATCCGTAGCCAGTATGTCATCAGCGGGCGGCAGATCGTCAGCCCGAAGACGACGACGATCAGTGCAGCAGCCTCGGAGCACGGAGCGGGTTACGCTCGACCGGCAGCATCGGGCAACCTGCTGTTCTATGGCCGCTCGAAGTCGGCACGGGGCGAGACGCCTTCGCCGTTCGTCGGGGCGGTTGCGCAGTTCCAGCTTGGCGTGTTCATCGACACGCCTGAGACGTACAGCGTGACGCCGCAGATCGACAAGTACATCAAGGGCCGACCGATCGAACTTGCAACGCTGGCAGCACCTACGTGCCTGTTCGTGCGGACGGACGGCTACGACCGTGGCGTGTACGTGTACAGCTTCATCGACCAGCCCGGTACGCAGGCCCGGCAGTTCGATTCGTGGTCACGGTGGGAGTGGGATAAGCGCGTCGGCAACCTGATGGGGATCACGACGTTCGATACCAACATGCTGGCCTTCACGCTGAAGGATGACGGCTCGTCGCTGTGGTTCGCGGTGGAGGAGTTCAACATGGACTCGCAGGTGCGGGATGCGCCGTACTTCGATAGCTACCGGCCGTACACGCGTGCCGTGCAGGGCTGGCAAGAGGGCAACTACTTCCACTTCCGAGACACCGACGAGATGAAGATGAAGCTCGGCGTAGCGTTCGACCAGACGAGCGACCGATTCATGGTCGGCGTCGAGTGGGCGCGTGTGGACGAGATGAAGCGGAAGTTCGGTGAGCCCACGTTGCAAGCGTCGGCGCAAGTCGGTATCGAGTACAACTCGTGGTTCGACATCACGCCGCCGTTCCTTCGTGATAGCAACGATCGCGCAGTGCTCTCGGGCAACCTGACGATCCAACTCTACCGCGTACAGGTGACGGACACAGGCGGATTCGACGCGATGCTGATTCGCAACAACCTGCCCGAGACGGCGGTGGTGCGGTTCCGTGGTTTCGTGTCCGGCCGTAGCTCGGCCAAGGTCGGGTATCAGCCGATCACGACGACGACGATTGCAGTACCGGTCGGAGCGAACAACCTGCGCCATCGGCTGCGGTTCTGCTCGAAGGACTGGTTGCCGTTCACGGTAACGTCGCTGGAGTGGGCGGGTCAGTATTTCAACAACGCACGACGAGTGTAAGGGGGGTCAGTCATGGCGATGATCGCTATGGCTGGCCTGTCCATGCTTTCGGGCATGGGTCAGGCTAGTCAGCAAGCACGGTTGCGGCAGGCACAGGCAGACGCAGAGCACATCATCGGTGATGCGAACACGTATGCACAGAACCTGCAACGACAGCAACAGGTGGCGTCGGCTAACACACAGCGACTCATCAACAACGGGATGTCGGCGGTCAACGCAAGCATCCAAAACAAGCAGCGTTCGATGGGGAACCAACTCCGTCTTACGCAACTCGGAAACAAATCCAATGATCTGCAAGTCAACATGGCTCGCACGGCCGATCGAATGGTACGTGGCTCGGTGGAGCAGCGCATCTCGGCAGCAGAACAGATGGGCGCACTTGTGGCGGCGAACGCTGGACGAGGCGGCGGTAGCGCTGCTGCTATGGCTTCGGCGCTAAACATTCAGCAGTCCCGCGCTCGTGCGTATGCAGAACAGGACGAGAAGGAACAGACGTACGACATGAAGGTGCAGGCTGCTGGCCTCGCCTCCGATATGTACCTGTCTCTCGACCTCAATCAGTCTATGGCACAGATCGACTACGCTCAGGACGTGTTCACGCCGAGTATCCCGCCGATCGTGCCGGGTGACTTCGGGCCGAGCGTCGGGCAGGCGGTTGCGCAGTCGGCCACCGGCTCGCTGCTGAATCTCGGCATGGCCCTGTTGCCTACGCTCGGCGGTTCGTCGGGTGGCGGCATAGGGAAGTTCACCGGGCCTACTGCGGACGCGTACAGCGCGATGGGTGGCGGTATGGGCGGCATCAGTGGCACGTATGGCGTGTCGGCGGGCGGGACTCCGGGGACTGGAGGCTTCGCGTTCTCATTCAAGTAAGGAGGTAGCATGGCGGATTCGTTCGCATTGAATTCGACGGGCGGTGTTGTCCTGACGGATAGCACCAGCGGTCACTCGGCGCAGAGCGCTTCCGCTGGCGACCTGACGCAAGCACGCGGCGGCACGACCAGCACGACGATGACCAACACCGGTTCGTCGGCGGGTTGGGCCGGTGCGGCTGCACAGCTTCTCGGTCAGCAGAAGACGATCGGCGCAGGCGTGCTGGACGCAATCGCGAAGGTGTCGGGCGGGATGCTCGACCAGATGATCGCGCAGCGGCAGCAGAAGGCGTACTTCAACGGCATGGCACAGGTGGCGCAGGGGCAAGCCCTCGACGACATCAAGAACGAGCAGCCGTGGTACACGCAAATCTTCGGGCCGAACGCCACGGTGCGCGGTGCGCAGGCGATGACGGTATCGCAGAAGATTCAGGATGCGCAGACGCAGTTCTTGCAGAACATGCCGGAACTGAAGAAGATGGCGCCGGACGACGTGCGGCGCTTCCTCGTCGATCAGGCATCGCAGATCAACGTGGGCGATGAGGGCGTCAACAACATCATTCAGGCGAAGCTGGCTGAAGGGTGGAAGCCGATGCTTGAAGCGCACATGAAGCAGCACTACGCGTACGTGCAGGAGCAGAACTCGCGGGCCTACAGCGGCTTGCAAGTCTCGCAGGGTGCGTACCTCCAGTCGATCGCCAACGCAGGCGCAGGGGACTTCCTGTCGAGCGAGACGGGCCAGCGTGCTGTGAAGCAGACGCTCGACCAGATCGACACGAACCCCGGCATGGACGACGAGGCATGGCGCAAGTCGAGCATCGCCGCCGTGCGGACGAACTACGAGCAAGGCAACTTCATCTACGGCCGAATCTTCCGGTCGTCGAAGCAGTGGCAGACGATGAGCGCTGACGAGCAGCGGCAACTGGACGAGGCGCAGCAGAAGTACGAGCAGCGTTTCCTCGGTCGCCTGAGCTACAGCGACTACGGCACGCAGAAGGCCGACATCATCTCGCAGGCTAACCTCGGGCTCATCTCCCGCAACGACGCGATCAAGGCGGCGCATAACCTGAACGCTCAGGTGTCGCAGGCCACGGGCGTCGAGTCTCCGTTCTTCACCGGCCAAGACCTCGAAGGCATCATCAAGGGGAACAACCGGGCGATCGTGCGGGAGATGGATCGGGCCGACCGCCAACGCGAGAAGGCCGACGACGCTCACCAGAAGGAACTCCAGAAGCTCGCGGACGTGAACTTCACGGTGACGCAGATCAACGCGGGCGACCCGGAGCAGGCGATCGTTACTGGTGCAGCGAGCAAGGCGGAAGTCGAGCAGCTTATGAACTCGCGGTTCAGCGAACTCGCGCAGCAAGACCCGAACGCAGCAGTGCAGTACGTGGCGAAGACCAACGCCCGCAGCGCCTTCGTGTCCGACCGCATCGCTACGATGATGACGGCCGGTATGCGGTCGAGTCTCGGCAAGGGCTACACCGACGCATTCGCTGTCTCGGCAGACTGGTACAACCGGCTGCGTCAGGTATCCCCGGCTGCGGCTGATGGTTACTTCGGACAGCATGCCCCGCAGATGCACAACTTCGTGGACATGGTGGCAGCAGGCGCACAACCGGCAGACGCGTGGAAGTCCACGTTCGCTGAGGCACCGCGCATGAACAACATCATGAACCTCACGGGCGGGCGTCAGCAGGCGGTGGACGCGATCCAGAAGGCAGTCGGCTCGGCATGGCAGGACGGCGGCGTGATGGCCGCTCTCGGCTTCCGGCAGACCACGGCACCGTACCTGATGCGCAACCTGTCCACGGCGGTGACGAACCGCATGGATCAGTACGTTGGTGCGAACATGGACATCAACCAAGCGGCACTCGTTGCGACGAAGAACGCAGGCGTTGACCAGTTCGGACGTGACGGGTACATCAAGGCACCGGGCCAGATGAGCATCGCCCGGACGCTCAACATCCCGGACGACGCGATGGGCGACGTGTTCGCCGGTCTTCGTGATGCGAAGCTCGCAGCAATCGGAGCGAACGCATCGCAGATCAACGGCATCACCCGTAGCGGCGATAACCTCTACGTCTCGCTCGTAACGGACGACGGCATCACGCACTTCGTTCCGGTCAGTGCAGACGAGATGAAGTCGGCGTACCGCACCAACACGAAGTTCCGCGATAACACGAAGCGGCCGATGTCCACCAACTCGAACTTGCTCGACCCTACCGGAGCAGCGTTCATCGGAATGTAAAGGAGAAGTAAATGGCAGACGCATTCACCCCCGCCTCCTTCAAGGGGCTGACCAAGCAGCAAAAGTTTGAACGGGCAGCAGCAGAAGCAGGCGTGCCGGTGAGTGCGCTTGACGGTATCTGGAACCGTGAGAGCACTCGCGGAACCAACCCGGCTGCATTCCAGAAGAACCCGAACTCGTCGGCGTTCGGTGAGTTCCAGATTCTCGACCAGCCCGTGCGCGGACTGGCGAAGAATTACGGCATCACGATCGACCGCTCGAAGTTCGACGACTCCCTGTGGGGCGCGGCGATGCTCCTGAAGGAGAACATGCAGGCGTTCAAGGGAGACGTGCAGCTTGCTGTTGCTGCGTACAAGGCTGGCCCTGCGCAAGCGCGTAGTCAGGACGGTCAGACGTACGCCGCCGCAGTGCTCGGTACGAAGCCGCAGGTTGCAGGCGACGACGAACTGTACAGCGCAGGTGCGAACAACAACCTGCACATGATGCAACTGATGTTCCCGCCATCGCTCGCAGCGAACGGACTGGCAGACGTTGCACCGCGTGACCTGCGCAATGCAGTGGCGAAGGCACCGAAGGAGTACACGCCGAAGTTCGTCGAGTCAGCAGCCACCGTGGCAGCAGGTATGGCGATGGGCAAGGGCGTAGACCTCGAAGGCGCAAGCGTGGTGAAGGGCGCAGTCAAGGCTGGCGACATGGCCGGTCAGATTGCACTGGCCACTGCACCGATGCCGGATACGTCGGAGTCCTACGATCGCCTGATGTCGGGTGCTGACATTGGCTACCGTGCAGACGTGGCGATGCAAGACCTGAAGAAGAACACGAGCGCATGGCAGGCGTTCGGTGACTCGTTCGTGCAGAACAACGTCGTAGCCCGCCTCTCGCAGACGATGGGCGAGCAGCAGGCTCGTGCAGACGGGTGGGACGGCACGTGGTCACATACGGCAGAACGCGACGAGGAACTCCGTAAGGAGGGCTACACCGAGCGCGAGATGCAGCAGCTTCGTGACGCGTCGAGCGAAGCGAACCAGCAGCAGATCAAGGCAGACATCAGCGCGCAGCGTGACTCGCAGTTCGTGCTGGCGCAGCACGGCGTGGCCGGGTTCGTCGGCGGCATGGCAGGCGGCGTTGCCGATCCGGTCGGCCTCGTCATCTCGGGCGGTGCTGGCGCAGTCGTGTCGGGTGTCGTCAAGGGCGGCATGGCGGCTCGGCTGGCAGCAGCCGGCATCACGGGCGCAGTGTCCAACGTGGCGATCACGGGCGCACTCGAAGCGGCGGGCTCGAACATCACGTCTCACGACTACCTGATGGCAGGGCTGACGGGCGCATCGCTCGGCTTGCTCGGCCACGGTGCTATGACGGGCCTGACGGACTCGATGAACGCACTGCGTCGTGGTATGGCCGAAGCGAAGGCAGACCTGCACGTAGAGGCAGCACGTGAACTCGGCCCCGGCGCAACACCGGAACAGATCGCAGCCCGTGCATCGGAACTCGATCAGCAACGGTGGGCGCAGCGCGAGGAGATGCGGACGGAAATCAACCTCGCGGAGATTCCCGACACGAACCGCATTCTGCCGAGTGACGCACCGGAACCGACGCTGATCGCTGAGACGCGCCCGGACGGTGCTACCATCGGTGACGAGGTGATCGCCCGCTACGGCCTCGACCAGATTACTTCGGATGTCGAACGTAACCTGATCGCTGAGACGATCGCTCGTGCAGAGCGCAACCAAGTCACCCGGCCGGTGGACGTGAAGCGTCTCGGTAAGCTGCTGGGCTCGCTCCCGGAAAGCATCCGTACGCAGATCGAAACGGTCGGCATGACGCTGGCTCGTTCCGACAACCCGGTGGCGCACTACGTGTCGAGCACGCTGATGGAGTCCGCAGCAGGCACGACCCAACGTGTACGTACGGCATCGATCACGAAGACGCAGCTTGAGAACATCAGCCGTGAGACGTTCGGCCCGTACCTCGACTTGCAAGATCAGTGGCGTGCGCAGCACGGCCCGCTGTCGGCAATCGAAGACGGCCTGCACGGCACGCATCGTCGGCAGTTCGACCAGCTTGTGCGGGACGAGGTGTACACCCGCCGCAACACGACCCCGGAGACGGACGCAACGCGTAACGTGCCGCAGCTTGTGCGTGACGGTGCAGACGCTCTGGAGCGTGCGTACCAGCAGCAACTCAACTGGCTGCGTCACACCGACGTGATCGGTACGCAGCACATGCCGGAAAGCTCGCGTGGCTACATGCCGCAGCGTCTCGATCAGAACATGATCATGACTGCTTCGGTTGAAGAAACGCGTGTGCTCCAACGTGAACTGGCTCGGCAGCTTGCAGAGTTCAACACGGGCATCGACTCAGCGCTGGCTGGTCGGCTGGCTAAGGAGTACGTTGAGCACGCACGCGCTCGGGCCTCGGGTACGATCGAGCAGAACATCAGCAACATTCGTCAGGTGTCCGCACCGGAGAACCTGATGGACTTGCTCGACATCCTCGCGGTGTCGGACGTTGACGCTGCACGCATCCGCGATCGGTTCATTCGCGGAGGCGCATCGTTCACGAAGCAACGTTACGACTTCGACATGACGGCACCGGTGGGCGACAACCGTCGACTCGGTGACTACTTCGTGTCGGATCAGGCTGCGCTGTTCTCGGGCTACATGCAACGCGCCACGGGTGAAGTCGCCCTCGGGCAGTACGGTATCCACGGGCGTCAAGGCATCCAGCTTACCCGCGATGCGATGGTCAAGGCAGCGAACACGCCGGAACGTCAAGCGTCTCTGCCGCACGACCTCGCTGCGTACGACGCGTTCATGCGTGACATGCTCGGCATGCCGCAGACGGCTCGTACGCCGGGTCAGCAAGCGATGCGTAACCTGCGTATGCTGGCTTCGATGAACATGCTAGGCGGTATGGGCTTCACGCAGGCAGCGGAGACGATCAACATCGCAACGCACCTCGGTATCCGCAGCATGCTCGGCTCTGTGCCGCTCGTGCGCAACATGCTGAAGGATGTCCGGCTGATGAAGGACGTGAAGCTGTTCGACCAGATCGAACTGATCGGCGGTAAGGCAGACGCCGCAGAGCGTTTCCACTTCCCGTATGAACTGCCGGGTGATGTTGAGCGCGTGTACGGTCAGGACACTCCGGGTCTGATCACTCGCGGTCTGCAATCCGCATCCCGTAAGTTCAGCGTCATCACAGGCCACCGTGCTGTCCACAACTTCCAGATGAAGATGGCAACCGAGCAGATCGCATCGAAGGTACTGCGCGCTGCGAACGGGGACAAGAAGCTCGGCAAGCTCGTGGAGGAGATGGGCTTCAACGAGGGCTTCATGAACAAGCTGAAGGCGTCTCTGCCGGGTAGCACGACGTTCGAGGGCAAGTGGGTGTCGTCGTTCGACATCGACGCCCTGCCGCGTGACATCGCCTCGGAGTTCGTGCAGGGCGTGCAGCGCGGCGCTCGGCAGATCATCCAAGGCTCGTTCCGGGGTGAAGGCTTCCGGGCTCAGACGCACATGCTCGGCCAGCTTCTCACGCAGTTCCGCAGCTTCACCTTCCTCGCGATGGAGAAGCAGTGGGGCCGCGTGGCAGGGGCAACCGGCAGCGTGGCGGCTACGGCGTACCTCGCAGGTCAGATGATGGCGGCTGTCCCCGTCCACCTCGCCCGTGTGCAGTTCAACGCAGCGGGCAAGTCGGGCAAGGACAAGCAGGACTACATCGACCGCAACACCTCGACGGCAGCGCTCGTGCGTGCCACCCTGAACTACGCCTCCCTGTCCGGGCTGGCTGGCGAGGGTTGGGACGCAACGCAGGGCGTGTACGCGGCGGCAACCGGCCGGAACTTCGGCGGCGAGAACGCCCGGACGGGTGCGAAGAATGGCGTAGGCTCGCTGGTTCCCGGTCTGTCGTACGTGGACGGCGTGACCCGCAATGCGATGGGCTTCGTATCCAAGCCGACGTTCGAGCAGGCGGCAAAGCTCGGCAAGTCCGTCCTTCCGGGCGGCAACATCCCCTACCTCGCGTGGGCGTTCAACGCTGCACAATAAGTAGGCAAACAGGCTCATCCCTTACGGGGTGGGCCTCCCCTCAATTCAGTAGACTATCTAGGACATAGGAGGCAACATGGCAGACAATCTCACCCCGTGGCTCGCGGGCGCGGCGGAAACCGGTGGCCGGTTCGCCTTCAACCAATTCAAGGGCAACGGCAGCACGATTCGATGGGGCATTAACTTCGCCGGTATCGCACCGGGCTACCTCGACCGCAGCCACCTGAAGTACTACGTCACCGAGGACGCTACTGGCTTCAGTACGGATACGTACGTCGTCCCGGCTAACGCGTTCATCTCGGACGTGATCCTCGAACTGAAGCATCCCGTTACCGGTCAGCCGATCGCTACGGGCTCCACGCTGTCGGTCTTCCGCGATTCTCCGAAGCAGCAGCCGATCCCCAACTTCAACGATGGCTCTATCATCGACGAAGAAAACCTCGACACCGGTTTCCGTCAGGCAGTGTATGCTGCTGCGGAGATGGTTGACCGCTTCGGCGTTTCGAGCGACAAGGCGGATCAGGCATTCGACATTGCGTCGCAAGCACGCGACCGCGCGGATACGGCTATCGCGACGGCCAACGCCGCAAGCGCTAAGGCAGACACGGCCATCAACACGGCTAACAACGCCAGCGCGAAGGCAGATACCGCTATCGCTACTGCGAACGCGGCGAGCAGTACCGCAACGACGGCGAAGAACACAGCCGACATTGCGAAGGCTACGGCTGATACTGCTAAGTCTACTGCTGACGCCGCATCCAGCAATGCAACCAACGCGCTGAGCAATTCGAACGTCGCGATGACTCGCTCGCAAGAGGCGAAGGACGCCGCAGCCGCAGCAACTACCACGGCGAACAACGCTAGTACGAAGGCAGATGGCGCAGTTACGACCGCCAACGCAGCGAGCGCGAAGGCTGACACTGCGATCTCGACGGCCAACACGGCTAAGAGCACCGCAGACACAGCGAAGTCCACTGCGGATGCCGCGAAGGCTACGGCCGATGGCATCGACGCCAAGGCGACCAGCGCGCTGTCCACGGCGAACTCGGCCAACACCAAAGCCGACACGGCGGTGTCCACGGCTAACGACGCGAAGTCCACGGCTAACGCGATTGATGGTAAGGCGCAGCAAGCCCTCGACACAGCTAACGCCATCGACGGCAAGGCAACGACCGCGCTGAACACCGCGAACGCGGCTAACGCTAAGGCGGATCAAGCCCTTGGTGCATCGGACGGGACGTACAACAACTACATCAAGACTTACCGGAACGGCGATGAGTCGGGGATTCAGTATCTCGACGGATCACGGCAGACTCCGGGTCAGATGCTTTGGGCTATCGTCGCAGCCTCATCCAGCAACAACGGCGACCTGTACATGAACCGGGTAGTGAACGGCGTATATGCTGGCTCGCCAATCATCATTCAGCGCAGTACCGGTCTGGTCAAGCTCACCAGTGGCGTGGACATCGACGGCGCACCGCTTAACGTTCGCCAGCCGTCTACCTTCTGGCGAGACATGGCGCTGACTACGGCGAACGGCAGCTACTTCGCGCTGAACACCGATACGCCGAAGTATCGCTCAGTCACGTTCAAGACGGGCAACAAGATGCGGTGGGAGATCGGCACAAACGACGATGCAGAAACCGGCAGCAACCAAGGCTCGCACCTGTTCATCAGTCGATGGGCTGACGACGGCTCTGGTATCGAACGCACGTTCATCATGTCTCGGCAATCCGGGCTCGCCAACTTCTACCGCAACATCGTGGTAAAGGGCGCCCCTAACGGCGGCGCAGCCGCGCAACTCAAGCTGGATTCCAACAAAGGTCAGTACAAGTCCATCCAGTTCAACGCGGAGGGCGTACTCCGGTGGGAACTCGGTGCAGAGGCTACACCGGAGGCTGGCGGCAGTGCCGGTACGGAATTCTACCTGTCTCGATGGGCGGATGACGGCTCCTTCCTTGGAGTCCCGGTGCGCATCAAGCGCAACACTGGCGTGGTGGCATTCGAGCAGCGCCCACAAGTTGCAGGTAAGGACGTGTGGGATGGCGGGAACTTCGATCCGAACAGCAAGCTGGCCGCTAACGGAGACGCCACTCGGGCAGGTGCTCTTACGCATGTGGATCGCGGCGACTACAACGGTTACAGCACCACCCTCGGCGGCGGCTATCTCAAGATGGCGCAGTACGAGTACGGCCCGTACATCGACATGTCGCGAGCCCGTTCGACGGACTATAATGTGCGCCTGCACTACAACATTAGTTCCACGAACTTCGAGATCATCTACCCGGAAGGGTATGGTTTCGTGTTCACCCGTGGGTCTAACGGGCAGTACGCCAACCTCGCTCCTGATGGCAACATCAACGGCGTGCTTTGGGGTGGTTGGCTTGGCGATTGGATCAACGCCCGTCTCGGTGAGCGGGCATGGGGCGGCGCTCGCGTACAGTGGGATTCCGGTATTGCCGAATGGGGCATCATGGACATCGGCGTAGGTATCGGTGCTCACACGGTAGACATCCCGGCACCGTGGGTGATGATGGGCATGCGGAAAGAAGGGAGCAACACGCGGTGCTATCTGCGTGGCGTCGTTCTTCGTAACCAATAAGGAGGTTTTATGGCGTGCAGCTACCTGCATAATCACATGATCGCAACGATCAAACGGCTGTATCCGGGTGCGCTGCACGGCGTAGACTTCCTTGTGGGGCACCCGCTCGACCCGCAGACGGGTGAACACATCGGGCTACCGTGGATCGCTTCGTGGAAGCGGCCCGAACCGCAGCCCTCTGATCGCAGCATTCACAAGGCGTATGCGAAGATGCGCGATGAGGTTCATGCGGAGGTGGAGCGTGCATACCGAGACGCCTGCCTGCGGGACTCCGATCATCGTACATCGGTGCCTCCGGATGCTCCGCCCGCTGTTCAGGCCCGCGCTGCGGCGTGGATCGAATGGCGAGAGAAGCTCCGGGCGGCACCTGAACAAGAAGGCTGGCCCTACACGCATGTGTGGCCGGACGCACCACAGGAGTAAGTAATGGACGGAATCGCGGAGAAGTGGCGAGCTTTGATCCTTTTCCTCGGTTCCGTCATCGGATGGACGGGGTGGGATTGGAGCACGGCAGCGAGCATCGCGACATTCGTGTACGCGGTGTTCGCTACGATCACCTACATCCCGAAGGCGATCAACGCTATCAAGGAAATCAGGAGCAAGCTATGAGTGATCTGACTTCGCTTCTGGAGCAACTGCATTGTGTCGCGGTCGAGGAACTGCTGCAACGTATCCGCTCAGGCGATGCGTCGGCGGCTGACCTCGGCGTGGCCGTGCAGCTTCTGAAGCACAACAGCATCACCGCTGACACGGGCAAGAACGATTCGCTGGCAGAACTGCGCGAGCGTCTGCAAGCTCGTCAGGCGGCGAACATCAACAAGCGGCAGGGGCAGCACACGATCGGGCTCGACGTGGATGATGCCCTCGACCACAACAACATGAGGCATTGATATGCGTGAAACTCCGATTGCAGCGGCGGTACGCTGGCAGCAGCTTGAACTCGTGCAGCAGGCGTTCCCGTCGTTCGTCGGGTTTCTCGAAGTTGTGATGGTCGAACTCGGCTTTCACGCTACGGAAATCCAGAAGGACATCGGGGAGTTCCTTGCGTTCGGGCCGCAGTACTTGATGATTCAGGCGCAGCGCGGGCAGGCCAAGACTACGGTCACTGCCGCGTTCGCGGTGTTCTGCCTGATTCACAACCCCTCATTCCGCGTGCTGATCCTTTCGGCAGGCGGCAAGCAAGCGAACGAAATCTCGACGCTGATCGTGCGGATCATCACCGGCATGCCTGAGCTTGAATGCTTGCGGCCGGATAAGTCGGCAGGCGATCGTACGTCCACCGAAGCGTTCGACGTGCACCACTCGCTCAAGGGTCTGGACAAGTCGCCTAGCGTTCGATGCGAAGGCGTCGAGTCGAACCTTCAGGGCGCGCGCGCTGACTTGCTGATCGCGGACGACGTTGAGTCCGGCAAGAACTCGAAGACCGAGCACTTGCGCGAGCAGCTTCTCCAGATCACGAAGGACTTCACCTCGATCTGCGCAGACGGTCGCATCGTGTACCTCGGCACGCCGCAGAGCGAGAACTCGATCTACAACACCCTTCCGGGTCGCGGGTACACCATCCGCATCTGGCCGGGGCGTTACCCGACGTTCGAGCAGGACGACAACTACGGCATCCACATTGCCCCGCTCATCAAGCGGCGCATGGAGGCCGACCCGTCACTGCGTACCGGCGGTGGGGTGGACGGCAAGCAGGGCAAGCCGACCGACCCCGAACTCCCGGCAGGGCGCGAGATCAAGCTCCAGCACAAGGAACTGGATCAGGGCGCGGCATACTTCCAGCTTCAGCACATGCTGAACACGAAGCTCGCGGACGCTGAACGCTACCCGTTGCGCACGCAACGAATCGTGGCGATGACGCTCCCCGGCAACGGGCAATACCCGCTGTCGATCACACCGTCGCTGATGCCGGGTGACTGGCTGGCGTTCAACTCGTGTGGCAAGCGCTACGACTTCCTGCGGCCCGCTACGCTGTCCGATGACCGCGCAGCATTGCAGAGCATCACCATGAGCATCGACCCGGCAGGCGGCGGCAAGAACGGCGACGAGACGGGCTACGCGGTGGTCGGGTTCCTGAATGGCAACATTTGGGTGCTCGACGTGGGCGGCGTACCGGGCGGGCATACGGACGACAAGTTCGAAGCGCTCGCGCAGATCGCCTTGAAGTGGAAGCCGAACAAGATCATCGTCGAAAAGAACATGGGCTTCGGCACGTGGACGGCGCTGTTTCTCCCGGTGCTTCGCCGCATCTACAAGGCAGCGCAAGACCCGACAGGCGGCTGTGCCGTCGAGGAAGTGTTCGAGTCCGGGCAAAAGGAACTGCGGATCATCGACACGCTGGAACCGATCATCGGTCGGCACCAGCTTATCATGAACGCGGAACTGATCGCCAGCGACGACGACTCAGTGCAGAAGTACAGCGCAGCGAAGCGCATCACCTATTCGCTGCTGAACCAACTCTCGACCATTTCACGTGACAAGGATTGCCTCGGGCATGACGACCGCATCGACGCGCTCGCTACCGCTGTGCGACCCTACGCCGTGTCACTGGCTGTTGAGCAAACCAAGGCCATCGAAGCGAAGCGACGCGCGGAGATCATGGCCATGCAGGCAAACCCGCTGAACCTGCCTAAGCACCTCTTGGCACCATCGCGAGGAGCGGGGAACAACCTTTTCAATCGGAGGAAGTAATGAACGTAGCAGACCTGCGGTCGCCCGGTGCGATCTTTCGTGCGCCCGAACTTCGTAAGTTCGCCGCCATCGTCATCTCCCGCGCGGAGATTCTGAACCAGCCGGAAACCAGCAAGGAACTGCTGGAGTTCTTCGTCACGTGCGCTCGTCACGTGAAGGCACTGATCCCGGTTGAAACCACCAAGGCCGCTAAGGCAAAGGAGTAATTCATGGCACTGTTCGTCAATCCCCACAGCGGCGCTGATCTGCCGCGTATCCCGCTCGCTCGCGGTGAAGACCTCCGCCGTGACGCGGCTCGCGCAATCGGTCAGGTGCTCGCGATCAAGTCGGCCGGTTCGGCTGGCGCGGCTACCGAACTCCAGACGTTCTTCAGCGGATGCCTCACGGCGCTCGCTGGCGGCTCCGGTGGCGTGGTTTCCATCACCGTGGCATAAGGAGGCAGCATGCACCCCATCGTCAAGCGAGCCATCGCGCTCGCCACGGTGGCTGGCGCGGGCTTCATCGGCGGGCTCGCCGGGGACGAGGGTATCCGGAACGTCGGGCACCGCGATCCCGGCGGGCGACTCGACAAGCCCACGGCATGCGTCGGCCACACTGGCCCCGGCGTCAAGGAAGGTGTCCGCTACAGCGATGAGCAATGCGCTCAGTGGCTGGCGCAGGACGCTGACAATGCCGCCCGCGAGGCCAAGAGAGTGATCCGTCCCCAATTATATGCGAAGCTGTCGCAGGCCGAGCGCGACTCGTACAGCGACTTCGTATTTAACAAGGGGCTTCCAAACTTCCAACAAAGCACCATGCTCCGTAAGCTGAACGCAGGGGATCGCGTAGGTGCTTGTAAGGAACACCGTGCTTGGGTCTACGGACGCGACAAGCATGGTGCTAAGGTCAAGCTGCCCGGCCTCGTTAAGCGCGCGGAGAAGAACGCGCAAGAGTGCCTCGCGGGCGTTGCTGGTATCCGGCGATAGGAGATAACCATGCTGCAATCAATCACTGAGCGAGTGCTCGCTGCTGCCGTTGTCTTGTGCATCGTCATCAGCGGCTCGCTTGGGATTGCGCTTAAGGTCGAGCACGCGCGCTACACAGTAGCAGCGACACAACTCGAACAAGCCAAGCGCGATACCGAGCAAGCACGTAAGGAACGCGATGCACAGATCGCTGCCCTCAACAAGCTCAAGACTCAACTGGACAAGCTTCGCTCCGACGAAGCATCCGCTAAGGGGAAGCTGAATGAAGCTCTTAATGCTAATGCTGACTGGAGCAATGCTCGCGTTCCTGACAGCGTGTTCGACTCAATCTTCGCCGAGCCTGCCAGCGGAAGCGCTGCTCGCTGACTGCCAGCACGCGGAACCACCGGCAACCCGGACTAACGGCGCGCTGGCGGACTACGCGCTGCGTGAGCGGTACGCGCTGAACCGGTGCAATGCTGACAAGGCTGCGCTGCGGGAATGGCGTAGCGGGCTCCTGACGGGCTCGAAGTAGGCAGGGGTAGGCATGGGTATTGCTTGCCCGTGCCGAACCCGTCAGAGGGGCTGTATTCAAGCCGGGCGCGGAACCCTGCATTCTAGGTGCGACCTAAAATCGGTGGCAATAGGTGCGCGGGTCTGCGACAAATCCAGTCTCGCGCGATCCCCCGTATGGGGTGCCGTCGTTGCAGCGGCAGGGGAGGGGAGTGCCTCGAAGGAAACGCGTGCGCGCGTCAGGGCCGTGGCGGGGCTGTATTCGCGGGCAGAGGCATTGCGCGGGGCATGGGTCGGCTGTACAGGGTTGTGGATAGGGCGAAGTCTGAAGCTTGAGCGAGTGTGCAGGGGTGCGGGCA